TTTTATGGGTTGACAATCTCTTGACAGTGTGTTATTATCTGCTTGTAGGATGATTGATAGGATATAAATAGTTATAATGGAAACTTACATACATACAATTATTGCGACAGGATGTTTGGCTGGAGCATATTATATCGGAAAATATGTTTCTGGTAAGAATGTTGTTAACAATATTGTTTCATCTATGTTGGAAACTCTAGAGAGGGATGGTTTTATTGCCACCGAGCTCGATAAGGATGGAGAAAAGGAACTTATCCCTGTATCAACAATGATTGCAAGTGCATTGAAAGAAGTGAAGAAGGTAAAGAAGGCATGATAATGAAGAATCTTTTAATTGGTTGCGGGATGCTCGCACTACTGACAGGTTGTAATACTACTAATCAGCAAAATGGAACCCTAATCGGCGCTGGTGCTGGGGGACTACTTGGCAGTCAAGTTGGTAGAGGAACTGGGCGAATTGTTGCAACTGGTATTGGTGTCTTACTTGGCGCAATGGCTGGTGATGCTGTTGGTCAAAATATGGATCAACCTAATACTACCACAGTGATTTACCAAAACGGTACTGCATCCGGCCCATGTGATAATATCACAAATAGCGGAGTTCGTTCTTCTTGTGAACGTGGTCTTGCTGACCGTAGGGCACATGAACAACGCCAATCAGAACAACGTGCTTATCAGTGTGCTAGATATCGAAAATGCTAAAAAACACCTTGACAAACTCTAATATGCCTGTTATTATAAAGATAATGATTGTGAAAATAAAGGATTATATATTATGACGGTAACACCCTTTCCTCAAATTGCTAAGAACTCTGCGAGTGATTTCTTAACAAAACCTTTTTATGCCCTAGTGGATAATCCTAATTTTTCTGCTAGAACCCAAGAAGCAAAACTTTTTGTCGGTATGACAGGACAAGGTAAAACATACTCTACAGCGACAGAATTTGTTCCATATCTGTTCAATAATCATGATATGGACTTAGTTATTTACACTTATCCTCTCACAGAAATTAAAGATGATAACGATTGGGTGAAAGCACAAATAAACAGTGGTGCCCAAATCGTCACTAATCCTATTGATGTCATCAATTATCTTAAACTTGGTGCTAAAGTGATCTTTCTCACTACACATCAAGGTTTTGTGGTAGGTGATAAGGGAAAGAAACTTGTTAAGTATTTACAGAAAACCTCAAAAAACTTCTCAATTTGGGTTGATGAGGCACATTCTTGGATGGTTTCTAACATAATTAATTATAAAGATACTACTGGTAATAATACACCAACTTACGAAGCTAGATTATTCAAAACTCTGGAAAAGTTGTCTATCAAGACTCCTTATATTTTTGGTCTTACTGCAACACCAAATCGTGAAGCAAAAGGTTCTGTAACTCCATATGGTGATATGAAAATTACAATTGTTAATGATTTTCCACAAAAAGAACTATTGATTAATACATCAGCTTGGTTGTCCAGTGTTGATTTTTATGATCCAAATGATATAAACATAAACTGGAACATGTGGGAGAAGATTGAAAATGCCATCATAAAGCTTTATGATGATTATTTAAAGACAGATATTAAGAAGACAATGTTGGTTGCTGTAGGTAACGATGATGCTGCAACTGGTTTGAACACTGATTATGTAAAACGCAGAATTCTTAACATCATTCATAATAATGCCCTTGATGAAAAAAGTGCTAGAACTGTTGCAGTAATGACATGTAATAATAAAGAAACAGGGACATATTCTTTCACCCGGCCAAGGGCTGGAACTGATGATAATGAGAATGAAATAAAAGAAAAATTGATTGACCAAGATGATCCGTTGCGAATTGTTATTGTCAAACAAAAGGGTAGAATGGGCATGAATATTTCCACGTTAGGTTCTCTAGTGTTTCTACGTCCAACAGATAATAAAGATAATGCGGGTGCGTTTACAGAGAGTCCTATTCAACTTATGGGCCGCCTTGTTAGATTTAATGCTGGTATTGAGAAAGAAGTTTTCACAAAGAATTATGGATATGACCTTACAGATTATGTAAAAATCCTTAATGATAAGGATAAGGAAAAACTTTTAATAGGAAACTCCATAGATATTCTTTTGCCAAAAACTGAACAGTGGATTCAAAGCAGTAGTATTTTTGCAAAAATATATGTTTCCTCTGTTCAGCAAGCAAAGGCCTGGATGCGTTCTTTGTAATATGATTAAAGAACTTCTAATAGACCAATCAGAACAACGTGCTTATCAGTGTGCTAGATATCGAAAATGCTAAAAAACACCTTGACAAACCTTAAAAACTAGTATATAGTTATAATTATGAACGGTATGCACTTATTGCCTGTGTATTATTCGACAACGAATACTCACAAGCGCAAACAGAACAAAAAGTCTGCCTCTCTTCTAGAGGCGGAGCGTCAACACGCAAAGTTTCTCAAGAAGATGGGTATTGGTACTCGTAGTTTAGTTGTATCAGAGAAACGGTTTTGTAAACCGTTGATTACAGGTTCAAGGCCTGTCGATATCACCAATAAACCTACTTATAATACAAGTATGGCAAAGAAGGAACCTAGTGTTTATACCGGCACAGAGATTATCGGTATTGCACAGATGCATAAATCTAATGCTGTTCCTGTTCGTGGTAAAAAACAGGCTGAAGAAATTTCTCGTATGAGGCGTGGATGAACACTGTAATCTTCAATGAAACCTTTAAACTTGCTCAGTCAGTAGAACCTGTTCGTGGTGCAAGAATTGCTGCCTCTGTGGTTCGCAAAGGTAAAATTGTATCTTACGGATACAATCACAAAAAGTCGCATCCCTTTCAAGCTAAGTTCTGTAAGAACAATCACGCAGTGTTTTTTCATGCAGAGATTCACGCAATAAAGAACGCATTGCAGATTATCGATGTGGATGATTTGTTGAAGTGCGAACTATATATTGTAAGGGCTAAGAGAGATAGAGATAACAAGAAGTGGATTACTGGTTTATCAAAACCATGTAGTGGGTGCCAAAAGTGCATTGACTCTTTTGGGTTAAAAGATATATATTATTCTAAGGAAAAGGAAATACAAAATGAAGCATTTTAAGAGTGATAGAGGCGCAGTTATGGTGCGTAATAACAATGTTGATAAGGCTATGAGGATTATGAAAAAGAAACTCACTGATGAAGGTGTGTTCAATGAACTAAGGGAACGAGAGTTCTATGTGTCAAGGGGTGAGAAGAAACGCCATAACCAAGCTGCAGCCAAACGGCGTAATAGTCGTAATCTTGAAAAACGGTTGATTGAACAAGGATACTAGAAAATGAAGTTGAAGGAACATGAAAATCCTTCTAAGACCTCAACCCCTCTTAAAGCAGACCATCCTATGAGTTGGTATCTAAAGTGGGCTTCATCGATGACACTTATCTTAGCTATGATTGTCACAACCAATAACCTGTATCCCTACAATATGTTTTTACAGTTTATTGGTTGTCTAGGTTGGTTGATAGTTGCAATCATCTGGAACGATAGATCGTTAATTGTTGTGAATGCGGTTGCCTGTGCAATCTTTCTCAACGGAATCTTTCAGTTTTTTCTAAAGGTATAATACAATGGCAAGAAAGAAAATCACTGCTACTACAGACAATAGTGAGTGGAAAGCACCTAAGAAACGCAAACCTCGCAAACCTATGTCTGATGAGCAAAAGGCTGCTGCATCAGAACGTCTTGCTAAGGCAAGGGCAGCAAAAATAGAAAAGAACCCTAATTATGGTCAGGGAAACATTCACGAGAGTCTTCGTCATCTACCAGCTGAACATCAACTGAATCCTACTAAGGTCAAGCAATGGATCAATGTACAACAGGAATATGCTAAGTCTGAACGCTTTGCGGTTAGACAGAATGTAAAGGGTGCTATTGCAAGACTAGCTAGTCACGAAGGTTATATTCGTAATATGTTAGCATATCTTCGTCATGGTAGTTGGATTGATATGTTCTATGGTGAACAACAACAAAACATAATACGCAATAGATGTATTGCCGTTGGACATTACTGGTATGGTCCTAAGAAGGATCAACCAAAAAGAGATGTAGGTACTTTCTATAATGATATTGGATGTACCTACACAGAAGAAATGTTTGAAGAGGAAAGAGGATATGAACGACCAAGAGAAGACGCCGCCGGAGAACGTGATAAAGGGTCCGTGGCCCGTAAAAAGCGGAAGGGAAGTAAAGCTTCCTGATGAGGATATCATTGCTGTTCAACAGGATATACAGTTTGCTGGAGAGCTCTCTCAAAGTTTGATTGTGCAGATGATACATACGATGAGTGAGAACGGTATCAACATTTCTGAAAATACTTTTATTCGTGATGTGGCAATGATTATTGAGTTGGTGCAGGGCACTATTTACAGAGATATGAATCTGGCTCATCCCACACATAAGTTCATGGAAGAGTTTGTTGACCTTATTGTTAAACCAGATAATACTGTAGAGACAGAAGTTGATTTTAACACTATTACTAATCTAGTAGATTTATTAGAGGATGATAAAGATGACGACGAACCAGAAATTTCATGAACCATTTAGTCCAACAATTCTAGAGACTGAAGTGACAGAGCGATTTGTAAAAATCGTTAACGATGTATCTGATGATGTTCTTTCCAGTGAAGAGAAAAGTAAAAAGTGGGATTGGTCAGGCAAGCTTGTTGGTAAGGTGAGTAAAGAAGTTCTAATTCCTCTTACTAGTGAAGAAGACAAGGAATATCTGCTTAAAATTGTAAAACAGGGTTGTCTTGATTATCTTAATTATATGCTTCAGAAAGGTAGAAAGAATCCTTGGACTAGAATGGATTTTGCAAACTGGAATATAAAACCTACATTAGATAATATTCATCTAGATCACAGTTGGGTAGTTAGTCAGTATGCCGGTGACTTCAATCCCTTTCACCACCACAACGGAGACTTCTCTGGTGGTATCTATCTCAAGGTTCCAGTTGGAATGAATGATGAGTTGGAAGAAGATTCCAAGGACCACTATCCGGCAAAGGGTTTGATTGAATTTGCATATGGCGAAACACAGGTATTTAGGTGTGACAATGTAAAATTCAAACCAGAGGTTGGTAAGTTTCTAGTATTTCCATCTTGGCTGAAACATCTTGTGTATCCATTCTCTGTAGAGGGTGAACGGCGCATGATGGCCTTCAATGCGACAGTTATAAATAAATAAAACAAGGAACAAATTATATATGATTGATATGAACCAACAAGGATTGTATAAAATTATTATAGGACTACTAGTAATAGAAATAACACTTCATATTATAGAGGTGTGTATAGATGTATGGCCACTACTATAAAGGGTATTGACTTATTACGAATAGTATGGTAATATTATGGTATAAATGATGAAGGAATAAGATTTTGATATTAGTTGATATGAACCAAATTTCAGTTGCATCCGTAATGATGCATCTGCATATGACAAAGCAAACTAAACCCGATGAGGATATGGTTCGCCATATGATTCTCAATTCCCTACGCATGTACCGTATGAGATTTTGCGATGAGTATGGTGAGTTGGTTTTATGTTATGATTCCAAGCATTACTGGCGGCGGGATTATTACCCTGAGTACAAACACAATCGCAAGAAGGGTAGAGAATCCTCTGCTAACGATTGGGATGCTATCTTTAAGGTTCTAAATGCGGTCAAGTCAGAGCTGAAAGAGTTCTTCCCCTACAAACATCTAGAGGTCTATGGTGCAGAGGCAGATGATATTATTGCTGCACTATGCGGTGAGTTGGAGTTTGATAATGGTAAGACACTGATTCTGTCGGGTGACAAAGACTTCATCCAGCTACAGAAATATCGCAACGTGACGCAGTACAGCCCAATCACCAAGAAGTTTGTGAACGGCCTTGACCCAGATACATATCTCAATGAGCATGTTCTCAAAGGGGATAGTAGTGATGGTGTACCTAATGTCCTATCCCCAGATAATACTTTTGTTGATGGCCTTCGTCAGAATCCTCTAAGTAAAAAGAAAATTTCTATGATGGTTGAGGGTAATTTTCCGAATGATGAGGTTAAGAGAAATTATCAGAGGAACAAGAAACTGATTGATTTGAAGGAATCGCCACCTGAGTTGTTTGTAGAAATCCTCAAAGGATATGCCGATGCTCTAGAAGGTGACCGTAGCAAACTACTAAATTACTTTACACAGAAGAGGCTACGCAGTCTCGTAGAATCCATAGGAGAATTTTGATGGCAATAGATACATACACATTAGGTTTCGCTGAGATTTTGGACAAGGTTTCTAAAATCAAATCGAAAAAGGAAAAGGTTGATTTTCTGAGGAAATATCAAACTGATGCTCTTCGCATGATTTGCAAGTCATCCTTTGACCCCAATATTATTTGGGAACTTCCAGACGGCGATGTTCCTTATAATCAAAATGATGCACCAGAGGGGACAGAACATACTCTATTAGCAGGCGAAGCCAGGAAGTTGTATCATTTCATCAGGGGTGGTGATTCTACTATAAACCGAAACAAGCGTGAGATGATGTTTGTCCAGATGCTTGAGGGACTCCATAAGGACGAAGCAGAGTTGCTAATTGCTGCTAAGAATAAGTCTCTGCATCGTAAGTACAAGGGTCTGTCTGATAATGTGGTCAAGGAAGCATTTGATTGGGACGACGATTATAAACGAATCGAACACGCCCAATATCCACAGTCAAAAGGACTCGCAAACGGTTAACTTTTTTTGAGTTTTCTTTAGAATCAATGACTTAGACGCTACGATTTTTGTTGACAAACTCTGATTTTTGGTCTATACTTAGGTATACACTGAGAAAACAGAGAAAGAGATTGATATGAACAACGAAATGAACACCCTGATTGAGAACATCAAAGCAGACTACTTCAACTGGACTACACGGTGTGCTGGTGCCAAGGGTCTAGACGCCCTGACGGAAATCAACGAGAGGATGATTGCTGAGTTCAACGAGGGAATTACCTACAAGGCTGGTTCCAAGTACATCAAGGTTATCAAGGAACGTGGTGGTGTTTGGGGTTTTGTTGTCAATACCGACAACGACAAGAAGTTCAAGAAGGGTGACATTCTGAAAGCCGCCGGTTGGGCTGCTCCTGCTCGGAACTTCCCCCGTGGAAACATTCTTGAAGGTGGTTACACTGTTGGTTGGACGGGAGCTTAATTATGAAGAAGA